GTCTCGCGTTCACCTGTTATTAGAGATATGTCAAAAGATTCCTTACATATTTGCAGGTTTAACAGATGTATCTATTGTACTATGCCCTATCCTTTGCTGCCTTAAATACATCTCATGGCCTTTCGCAATGATGTAAGCCACCGAACCGCGGGCAACACCGCACGCCTTGGCCACATCGTCGAGGCTTAGGTCACGCTCCCGTAGGTCGTAGGCCTTGCGGCAGATGTCGGCATCCTGGGCGGTGGCGGTGACCTCGTAGTCCTCCTCTTCCTCGAGCACCACGACGGGCGTGCCTAGGGCGCTGAGTCTGACGCTGCGAGGGTAGGACATCCATCCACGCTTGATCGCCAGGGCGACCAGGTTGGGGGCTTCGTGCAGGAGTTTTATGCGGTCGAGGTCGTAGGGTATTTTCATTGGAAGGATGGTGATGGGTCGGTGAAGCGGCAGTATTGGCCTTCGTAATGGAGTTTGACGTGGCCGCATTCGCCGTCTCTTTGCTTTGCGATAATGATGGCAGCTTCGCCGGAGGCCTCGGTCCTGTCACGGTTTAGAAGGGCCACCAGGTCACTGTCGCGCTCGAGCTGCCCGCTGTCGGCCAGGTCACTCAGCTTGGGCTGACGACCCTTTTCCTTGTCGGCTTCCCGGTTGAGTTGAGCCAGGGCGAGCATGGCCACGCCTGTCTGGACGGCGATCTCCTTTAGCTTTCCGCTGACCTCGGCCACCTCGTAGGTGCGCTTCTCTGATCGGTCGGCTGCCTTCACCTTTTGGATGTAGTCGACGATCACCAGGCGAACCTTGTGTTTGCGGACAGCCCTTCGGACATGGGCGGTGATGCTGGAGATGCTGTGGCTGCTAGGTCCATCGAGGAACCATAGTGGACTGTTTGCGATCTTGGCTGAGGCGGCGGTCATGGACCTCATGTCACCGTCGGTAAGGTCGCCAGACTTTAGGCTCTGCATCGGTATGCTTCCAATGGTCGAGACCATGCGTCTAAAGATGGCTTCCCGGGACATCTCCAGGCTGACGAATAGGGTGGGCACCTTGTCCTGGATGGCTGCCCTGTGAGCGATAGCGATGGCGATGGCAGTCTTGCCGATGCTTGGCCGGGCTGCGATGAGGGCCATCTCTCGGAGCTGGAGGCCGTCAGTCTTGTGATCAAACCAATGGAAGCCTGTGGCGATACCGGACAGCGTGCCCTTGCGATTGAACCTGTCCTGCATTGAGTCGATAAAAGATCCGGCCACCTGCTTCGAGGTTTGCAGTGTCTCCTGGGTGACGTCGATGGTGAGCCCTGCTTCGGCATTGGCGACGATTTGATCCGGCTTGAGTGTCAGGACAGCGGACTCACGGATTAATCGGTCCCCGGCGTCTCTAAGCTGGCGACGATGGGCGGCCTCGGTGATGCCCTGGATGTAATACGGGAGGTTGGCCGGTGACGGGCAGACCTCCATGGCTTGATTCCAGGCATCGTAAGGCATGGGCAGTTGGCCGTAGGCCTTCCGCCATTCCTTACCCAGCTCCTGGAGCGATGGGTGCCGGTTCTCCTGCACCATGCCGCGTAGGACATCGAAGGTCAGTCGGAGGCTGTCATTCAGCAGCCAGTCGCTTCTGACATCGGACAAGGCATCGGCACAGGTGTCGATGTTGCCTGTGAGGCAGGCGCCGATCATGCCCAGCTCGTCGTCTTGGGGATAAAAAACATCGTTACTCATGCGCTTAGTCTCCAATCAATATCCTTTTTAACTGTTGGTTGAGGAGATCCAGACTGGCTTGATTCCTCCCTCCTTAATTTCCAACCAGCCAGAGCTGATTTCCATAAATGCATTCTGGTTTTTCCAACCATCCAATTTTTTGATTCGTAGTGGTTGATGAACTTTTGGGCCTCAATCAACGGTAATCCTATTTCACTGCATTGCGTCTCCACTTGCTCCAAAGTAGGCACCACAAAACGCTGACGTGGCGACTTCGGAGCCAGTGTCTTTTCTGTCTTCTCTTCTCTATCTTCTCTATCGGTTACCCCATGGGTTAGCTGTGGGTTAACCTGATTCGGTTCTGGGTTAACCTGTGGGTAACCCGTGGGTAACCCATGGGTTTTCTGTGGGTTACCTGTGGGTTTTTTAGGGCGCCCTCCTTTGCCTCCGTTTGACCAGGAGGCTATCAGGCCGGCGTTCACCTCGTCCCATTGGTGGGCTACTAGGTGGCCGTCCTCGACTCGGCAGAAGGTTTGCAGCATGGCTGACCAGAACACATCTGCATCACCAGGCCATCGGCAGACTGATGAGAGAATGACCGGGCTCCACTCTGGGAAGATGTTGGTCTTCCTTGTTTGGCAGTGTGACCACAGCCGGATGACGTAATTAGGCGCTGAGTCGGTTTGCAGAAGCCTCATCAGTAGACGGGTCTTCCAGTGATCTAGGAAGTCGGGTTCGATTATCATGATTCAAAAGAAAATCCCCACCAGGCACAGGGTAGGAGATCGCAGGAAGGAGCTGCGAATGCCTGTGATGGTGGGGATAAAATTTGTCATGCCTTCGGTTGGTTTGACGCTCACCTCCTACAGCTCACGTCAATGGGTACTCACTAGACTACAGCCTGCTCGATGTCCAGCCCTCAGTAAGCCGGCATCAGTATGTCGGCCACCGCCTGGGTGAGCTTCACATCCTGGATGCAGTAGTTGATCGCCGCCTGCCGGTCGGTGTTCCACAGCAGACTGAAGTCGGCGCCGTTGCCGCTCTTCTCGCCCAGTCCCAGGTGCCGGCTGATAGAGGCGAGGCTCCCGTGGGCCCGGTTGTCCCCGAGCTGCCACACCTCTCGGAGATCGACCACCAGCTCAGACCAGTAGCGGCCGTTGCGTAACCAGTAGGGCGGCATGATCTTGTGGCGCCAGGAGCGTTTGATGAGGAACGGCAAGTCGAAGGCCTTGACGTTGAATCCAATCAACTGCGGCTGTCGCTCGTAGTAGTTGAGAAGCGCCCACCATTGTCGCAGCAGGTGGGCCTCACCATCGGCATCGGCGCAGAGGATGTTCTGCTCCTGGTGGTCGACCCGGTAGCCAATGCAGAGCACCTGCCCCGACAAGGCGTCCAGGGCTGCATTGCGGATGTAGTCGGCCGTGTGGCTCTCCTCGGCCTTCTGGAGCTTCTCGGCGATCAAGTCAGGGTTCTTGATGTTGCCGAGCTTCACGTCGGCCGGGTTGAAGGCTGGAATGTTGAGCTGCTCGAGCGGTAGAGGCCCGGTCTCGATGTCGAAGTAGATGTTTGGATTGGCTGGCATTTGTAAGAGTTGTTGAGAGTTTTTGCGCGTTTGTCGGCCGATGCGCGCCCCCGGCACTACGAGTCCCCGACAGCAACAGGCTGCCGGAAGGTGGTCAGATCTTTTTGCCGCAATGTGGGCAGACGAGGAAGTTAATTGGATCCCGGGTCGTCGGTACTTCCAGCCACTCGCAGATCTCATGATAGGAGACCCACCCAAAGCCTCGAACAGCTCCTGGTCGAAGGTGTCCGCTGTTGTAGAGGTCGAGGGCCTCCTGGCGTGTTGTAATCGATAGTCGATCCATCATGTTTGCTGTCCGGGTCGAGAACGGGAATCCCCATTGGCGCAGGATCTCCTCATGCATCTTGGCTGCCTGCTCGATCTGGTTGATGCGCTGCCGAGAGAGTCCGAAGTGCTCCCCGATCTGCTCGAGGGTCATGCCCTCGGATCGCATCCGCACCACCTCAGGCACCTTATCGATTAGCTTAATGTAGGGCTTCCTGGTTTTCATATTAAAAGGGCACGTCGTCGAAGTCTGGTTGGTTTTTGGCGTTGATCTGCTCCAGGCGCTCATTGATGGCAGCGATGAGCTGGATGTCCTCAGGGCTCTTGCCCGGGCTGATCTTAGCCTTAGGCAGCCAGCGCTCGGCTAGGCCTTGGACGGCGTCGTCGGTCAGCTCCGAGATGGCCACGCCCTTAAATTTCCCGACGTGCACCTGGGTGGTTGAAAGATCTATTGAGCGTTTGGTCGAACCGTCAGTAATAATGGTCTTCACCTGGTCGTCATCTTTGGGCGGCCTGTTTTCCATCCGTACCCACAGGCCCGATGGCTTCAAGGCCTCTCCGGTCTTGTGGGGCATGATGAGCTTGATGTTGCTGAACGTCTTGGTGCCGTCCTTCGACAGCTCGTGGACGATCACCACGGTGGCCGGTCGACCGATGAGGCTGTCCAGGTTAAGGCTGGTAGTCTCCTCGGCGCTCAAGGCCCGACCGTGCCAATCTTTCAAGAACTTCGTCAGGCCGGCCTTCTCGTGTAACGACGCCGTCATCGGCGCCGTCATGACCACCCAGGGCTGCACCGGGGTGCGTGTCTTGTCGATCATGTCCAACTCGAACGCGATCTTGAACTTTTGCTTGGGCCCATACTCGGTCTCGTAGGTCTTTAGCGGTGTGATGTCGACGCACACCGCGCGGCCGGTGTACTCGGGGCACGGTGCGAAGGTGCCGCCTGTTTGTTTTGTTGATACTGTGATTCCCATGTTGTTGCTGTGTTGTGTTGTTGTTTACTTGGAGGCCTGTTTCTCGACCTCCGAAAGCTGTTTTGCCATTCTGTCATACTGAGCCCAATACTCAGGCCAGGTGCCCTTGATCTTCGCCAGGTTCTCTGGATCGGCCACCAATGCCGCGGCTCCGAGTTTGCGAACGAATGACCCGCCGTATTCGATCATGGTGAAGGCTACGTCGAAGTCTTTCATTGGATGATAAAGTCGAAGTTGATCTTCCAAGTGTCGCCGAGGCGATTGTAGGTGTCGTGCTTGATCTTCCAGAGTCGAGGATTGCGAGTCGTCCCGGTGTGACGGCAGCGGATCCTGACATCAATGTCCTGGATGGCGACGTTCCTCAGCCGGTCGTCTTCCGGCAGTTCGTGCAGGTGTTTCATTTTAGCAGGTGTTTGATGATAAGGTTCCGATCTTTGATCGTCGCTCGGAGAATTTGCTCCAGCACAAGGTGAGGATTCACTGTGCTAACGTGTTTCCATTCTGGATTTCCATCAATGTGTTTGGCTGTATCAATACTCTCAACGCGCACTAATCCGTTAAAAGCGTGGACGTAAATGAATGCGCAGTCTCTCATTTGTCCTCCTTCTCTTTATGGGCGTTGTTGTAGTTTTTCCATGCTGCCACTTCTAATCGTTTTATGAGTTCCTTCGCTTCGTTAAGCTCACGTTCTAGCTCGCGAGCAAACGCAATGTTAACAACTTCCTCTCCGTCGCATACGTCTACGCTGTATAGAACTTTGTCTGTCCTCGGTGTATCACTCACGCTAATTTGTCCTCCCGCCACAGCAATAGATCCGCTCGCATGGCGTCGTTCTCTTCCTCTAACTGCTTGATGCGGTCTTCTATTTTACGGACCTCCAAAGCAATTTTTCGCAGTGAGTTTTTATCGCATAGGCCAAAGGGGTCTGATGCTATGTACAGTATTCGCTCTTCAATGCTCACGGCTTGGCCTCCTTGGCTTTG